TTTATAGGATCTTATATTTCATTGATATAGGAGAAGCAGATTTATATTAAATAATGAGTGATTCGTTTGAAAATCCAGAAGGGTATGAAGCCATCAAGACTTCCACTTTAACCGCAGGACGTAGCTGGCAATGTCAAGAGTCCGGATGTGGAAAAATAACTAGTAAGCCTTACAGGTGGGTAGCGGGAGCTAAGACTACTTTTGCATGTGACTCTTGTAGCGGGAAAGTGAAGGCGGTAGGGGTAACAGAGAGTGCTCCTGAGTTGGAAGAAGTGATGCGTAAGATGGGGTTGCTGGAAAAACAAGTCATGGCCCTGCATCGGCGCATGGATGATCAATGCGGCAAACCTTAGTTATAAATTTTTTCATACTCTTCGATAAATGGGATTATGTCAAACTTGAGGGTGCCGGGTGAAAAGTGTAGGGATTTAATTTTGATTAATTTTTTAGTATCCTTTTCTTCGAAGCAGGGACCATCTTCAGTATAAAAAATTTGTTTAATATCGATTGTTTGCAGCGTTCCTTGTGGGTTACGTTTTTGAGCGGGCATTGTCGCAAAGGGAGTAGCATCATGGCCTAGCCCCCAATCATGTACGCCACTATCATGGCCTATGGTTAGATTGTTGATAAAGAGATCTGGGTTTTGTTTTTTAAATAAGTACCATAGGGCCATGTCGCATACGCCCGTTCTAGGTTTATCAAAAAAAGAATTAATATACTTTATCCCAGCGCCCTCTTGCATAGGCCTGCGAGGAGAAGGGGTGCTTTTTTGTTTTTGTTTTGCTTTTGTTATATGTTGTTGGGCCCCCTCATAGAAAGAACAAATAAAATCTAAAAACTTATTCAGGTTGGCAGTCGAGCACATGAGCGAGTTCGGCCAGCAATCCTCTATGCTGGGAGGGTGGTTGATGCCAATTTTTTTGTAATTATGAGAAGATGTATCCTCTAGTAAAATACAATCTGAATCTAGCCCTACAAAATTCTCAATGCCATGGGAAGTTAAAATATTATAAATATAAAACCATCTTTCGAAAAAAGACAGAATTAACTGAACTGGAGTGCCTTCGTAAAAATGAAAATAATTTTTTAAAAAATCACGATGGCGAGGGGATAGGTTTTTATACCGTTTGAGTATGGTTAAATTAGGTAAATTTAGATTTGATGTGTTTAAGCCATCCTCTATTAAAAATATTCTACTTTGGGGGAAACGCTTCGATGTGAATGTAATATTAGCGAACATGTTGTCAACATAGAGTTTATTGTAATCAAAAGCATCTTGGTTGATATTTGTCGAAGGATTTTGTTTGTGATAGAAAAAGATATTCATGATGTGGGGAATACAGCCCACCCATGGGGAGCTATTTACCAAATTATTTATTATATGTTTAATTAGAGATATTTTTACCTGTTTATTTTTGGCATGATTCTTGCAGTGTATATATTAATATGTTTATTAAACGCATACTCAAAATCGGGCTGGTTGCTATTGTAGCATCAGCATTAACAACTGTACAAGCTCAACCTGTACCTAAGCCAGACAAGCCCACGAAAGAAAAGCCTGAGCGTGGTGGAAAGAAATGGGATCACGAAAAAGTTAAAGGACGCCTTAAGGCAGCTTTTGAAAAGCGCAACAAGCATCGTAAAGACGCAAAGAAACGCGGCCACAAAGTTCGTGACCGTAAGAAAGGTGATCACAAGAAGGGTAGCGGTTTCGGTAAGCTCGTAAGAGACGACGCCAAGATCAAAGAGCTAAAGGAGGCCTTTGCTGCGGCCGCCAAGAAGGGCCACAAGGGCTTTGATAGAGCAGCATGGGGAGATGCGACAGACGACGAAAAGAAGGCTCTTAGAGAGAAAATGTCCGCTGGGAGAAAAGAGTGGTACGAGAAGATGAAAACCCATCGTGAAGAGGTTGGTAAACGCATAAAGGAAATCCGCGAGGAGTTTAAGAATAACCGCGACAAAGTTATTGACGGAAACGATCCCGGCGAATGAAAGGGTGAGAATATTGTTATACAATATCACAAGCCTTACTATATCCCAAGCAGCATAGCTGATAGAAAAACCAAATCTATCCCAGAGGTAAACTGGGAATTGCGAATACCTAGAAGCAAAGTTGGAAGAGTTATAATAAGGCGGCCCGCATCACGCGGGGGTGATATTATCATAGAATAATTAACGAAGGTCGCATATTTTTATGCGGCCTTTTTTGTATTTAAGTGTAATTTATTGCTAATGGGATATTACCTGCAAAAATGGTAACGGAGGATAAGACGAATTCCTCATAAAATCAACGACCGGTCGTGGTTTTCCTTTCTTTAGTTTTTAGTACATCGTGGACAATTTTTCTTTTGTTCTTGTGGTTTAATACTAACTGGCTTCTTTTTTATGGGGAGTCGTTAGGACTATCTTCTTTACTTCGTATCTCTAAATTTAAAAAACTTAATAAGGAAGGGTTAGCTTCTGATTTTTTACTTTTCTTATGGACAGAATTTCAGGATCATAAGCTTTTGCGATTCCCCGTTAAGCTCTTGACATGCGTTTACTGTTTTGCGTTCTGGGTATCCCTTATCGTCGTTTCTTTTTACGGGTTCGAGTTGTTTCCATTGAATTATCTTTTATCAGTTGTAATATTTAAAAAGATAAAAAGAGATGAATGAATATATTATAGGTGGCCCCGGGGAGCTGGTTAGTTTTTTAGAACAAATGGGATTAGGGGGCGATTGGAATGAATACACTGACTCTTTAATAAAGAATTATCATACCGCCCAAAACGGGTGCTGTTCACAACAAAAGACCTCCGCATCCGTAAACTTTCATGCCCTTTATAGAAAAATCGTTGATTTTGAGCTTGAGGTTATAGGAGATACTTTTTTATCCAAAGCAAAAGAAAAAGGTTTTGATCAAATTAAATTAGTAGTTAATGCGGGCGCTTGGCGCTCTAAAGGAGACAAGAAGAATGCGGGTGTTTATGAAAAAACACTCAAGTAAATAATTAGTTTTTATTTTTTCTTGGTAACAGCTGAGAAACCCCCTCTACTATTGGAGGGGGTAAATTAGGATTCATTAGGTAGGGGTCGCGCCCTTTGGACAGCCAGTATTTTATTTCTTCTTGTGGGGCCATTTGACCGGTAGGACCCACATTCTCTAGATCCTTGTAGTAATCTACTTCAACGCTAAATAACGCAGGGATACCAACGCGCATTTTTTCGACGCGTCCGTGGTGTTGGGTCATCTGGCACCCAGCCAAAAATAATACTAAACATATTAAAATTTTATTTGCGTTGATTTTCACGAAGCTCCTTTAGGTCAGTTGCCGATACCTCCGCTAACTCTACAAAATCTGGATCCCCACCACTAGAGAGATAGGGGTTTCCTCCGTTTTTAGGAAGGGTTTTTTCTATTGTTAGTTCTTTTAACTGCTCATTGGGTACGACCATTTTAGTTTTGCGGTCAGTCATATAAAAAGTGGTAGATGTAACTCCAACCCGTACGATTCGTGCCTGACGCCCACTAATATAAATGATATCATCATTATTGAAGTGTGAACCATAAAATATTAAAATGCCTTTGGCGAAGTTCATCATAACGTCTTTTACTAAAATGACCGCTACTCCGGCGGCAAACATCCACCCATATTCTGAGAATAAGTCTTTTGCGATACCTTCTACTTGCTCGTGATTAAAATTGGAAATAGTTGTGGAATCAAGGTTAGTTAAAACTTGACCAATTCCAATACTGTTAAGGAGGTTAGTCACCTTTTAGGGAGTCCATTTTTACTTCGAGTTTATCGAAGCGTTCATGGATGGTTTCAAGAGCTCTGTTAAGATCGTTTTTTGTCACATATTCCTTGGGAATTTCGATAGCTATTTTAGTTAGCCTTTGGGTTACTTCGTCGTGTTTTCTCCAGAGCTCGTCTATATTGTGAAAAAGCCTATTGATGGTGTACCCCACGAAAAGAACAGAGACTCCAAACGCTATGTCGATAATACTATTTACATCCATACTCATTCTATTACACTCTCATTAAAGTATCTACTCAAATATTTTGTCAATAACTTTTTTCTGAAGCTCTTCTTTGGCTTTATCAGTTACCTTATCCACAGCCGTATCTATGACTTTTTCGGTTACTTTTTCGACTATTTTCTGTTCTAAGGGTTTTGCCCCGGACAATAGGCACAAACTTGCTCCACCAATAATTCCTATTGCTAGGGCGATGATTGCCGCGCTTATTTTTTTTGGAAGTTTCATAGCTCTTTATTACTATACACTGATAGGGTAAATTTGCTCGATGGAATTTCATGAATATTTAAAAGGATTGCGATCCTGAAGGTTTAAGGGCGCCTGTAAGCTAAGGGTTAATACCCCTAATTGCGACCATAAATATTGGTAACTGATAAAAGGCTTCTTACCATTGATGATTCCAGTACCATCCCCACGAGTCTCTTCTGCCGTAACGGACGTAAGAGTCTCGTGCCTCTTCTGGTCCCACATTCCATTTACGCATTTGTCTTGATAACCCATGAATCCAAGGAAACCATGTATATTTCTGAGCCGCAAAATCTTCTATTTTGGTGGTCGACCTATCTTTTAACCATTTTATATCTACATTACCATATGATCTCCTTATTCCGTACTTGAAATTAGAACCGTCAATGTAATATTTAACTTGTGCATTTTTTGTTCGCTCGTCCAACCATCTTTTAGTTTCGACATGACCATCTGCGAAAGCTAATGCCGTTCCATCAATGTGGTAGTTACCCGGAACATCCATGTCGTACACTTTATGCGTAGGCGCTCCTTCGTTCATCACTACCCTAAAACAACCAGCATTTATAAACTCAAACGGCATCTCTATAAAAGTAAAAATATTAGATGGAACTTTGATGTCTTGTTGTTTACGGTATACTGTCCATTCTTTATCATCTTCTACTGGCCAACCCGCCCACCCTCCTACGTGAATATTAACGCTATAACTCCTATGTCGCGGGATGAGATATTTTAACTCACCAGCTTTGTTTGTTACTCGGAGCATGTCCTTGTCCGCTGGGCATTTAAATACACCAACAGATTTGCCCGCATATGGATAAAGCGGGGATTTCTCTAGCCACATTGTTCGGTTTCCATATTTAGAAATATTTAAGCTACCGGCTGCCCATGCATACTTGGCACATTTTTCATATTTCCAAGAACTTGAATATAATATTTTATCACCATGGTCATCACTAAACGTTGTGTGGGCCATTTGCAGCTGTTTCTGATTATTAATACATGCTACCCTTTGTGCGATTGATTTAGATTTAGCAATCGCTGGTAACATTAGCGTCGCAAGAATAGCGATGATTGCAATGACTACTAACAGTTCTATGAGTGTGAAGCCTTTTTTCATTTCCAAGTTGGGTGATGGCCCCACGAATTATTCCAATACCAACCCCATGAAGTATACACGTTGCCGCCTACATTGCGCTCATTCCCGGTTCTATTGTATCTACCTATACCACCGCCTCCCCCATACCATCCGTGAGTATTAGGATCTGGTACAACTGCTCTTTCTCTAAGCCACGAAAGATCACGATTATTTGCGCTTACTATTTTATCCTGATTGGTTGTCGGGTCCATCGCGTCGGATGATATATTTATTGTGTCCTGTTCCAACCATCTTTTAAATTCTACATGTGCGTCAACAAAAGAAACAACAGAACCATTATTATGATAAACTCCGGGCCAGTCTTGTGAGAAAAAACTCTCGCCACCTTTAAGCGCTGGTGCGACTCTAAAATTTCCAGCGTTGATGGATTGAGGTGGCATTTCAATAAAAGTAAATAATAGGCTCGAGTTGTTTACGTCATCATATTCATGATGAACTTTGTACTGGTTATCTGATAACCAAGGCCATCCCGACCAACCACCGACAAAGAGATTTACACTATAGGAACGCGGTCTGTTTATGGTCTTAGCGTTAACCGTAACCGTTGACTTGTCACCGGGACAATGGTATATACCCATACCCGCATAAGGTTTCAAAGGAGAAAAAAATAGAGGCCTATCGGTTTGCCCCCATGTCCCGCTGCCGCTCATACTGTCAGCAACCCACGCCCACATGCCGGTAGGCTCACCAGCCCAAGCTGAGGCGTAAGGAAACCTGTTTTCGTGATCCCCCGCAAACTGTGTGTAAGCGAGGTTAAGTTGACGTTGGTTATTTATACATGCTGCTTGCTGCCCCGTTTGTTTAGCTGAGCCAAGGGCCGGGAGAAGAAGGGCTGCCAAAATTGCAATGATGGCAATAACTACCAACAATTCAATAAGCGTGAAAGCTTTTGTTTTCATACAATACCTTTTTTAAAATCAAATTATTCATTACAATTTACACTAAAAAACGATCAGAGGTAAAAGCGCACTGATTGTAGACGTTCCCCCAAAAACCATAATCTTTCTCATTGATCAAAAATTCAAAATAAGTTTCGTAGCGTTTCATGATGTGAGATATGTGGAATTGTTTTTCAGCGTATTGACGGCAATAACGGGGGCTAATTGTTTCAATTAAGTTTGCGGCGTGAAAGAATTCATTGAGACTTCGGCATTTAAACCCGGTTTTGTGGTGGCGATTATATTCAGAAGGCGCCCCCCAGTCTGTGGTTAAAACAGGGGTTCCTGAAAACCAAGCTTCTATCATAGACCATCCACAAGGCTCCATATACAAGGTGGGCATTAGTAGCCCTTTGGCTTTTGTTAACAAGTGTCTTCTTTGCTCGTGGCTGACCGTGGGGATATACTCAGCATAAGGATTGTCTTTGGGTAGCGTGTTTTTAAGTGTTTGAGGGCCCACAAATTTAATGGGTTGTCGTAACGCTCGAGACAGCTGATCTGCTATATGTACCCCTTTAGGGTCTACGATGCGCCCTAAAAACAACCAGTAGTCTTCTTTTTTTTCGCTGAATTCGAAATCACTAGGAGTAAACCCCGGAGGTATTACGTGGTCAGTTGGAGAGGGGTGTTTTTGGTGCGCTCCTCCTAACATCTTGTGGAGATGAGCGTAAGATTCAAATACCCTAAAGTGAGCAAAAAAAGAATCATAGCCTATGCTCGGCTCAACAACAATCATGCTGTCCTTTAATTTTTCACAAGCTTCTTTGTGCCCTATTCCCCAAAAAGCTAATACCAAATCATTTTTGTCGTGTCGGTGATTTAACGCTTCTCGGGCAGCGTTTAAGTTAAATTCTTCGTGCAGTTTGTTTTGTATGCTTTGAGGTAAAAAATCTTGCCATTTTTTTCCTTTAAAGTGGTTGTCGTAGGTTTTGCGGGAAATAACATCGATATGTTTAGTGCACCTAACGACAGAGTCCGGATGGCCGTAATGGTAAACGGTGTGGCCTCTTTTAAACATTTCAGAACAAAACTTATAAACCTTTTGAGTAAATGCGCAAATTGTAATCTCCTTACAGGTAGGGTGTATTGGGATAGATAGTACGTGGAATACCATTTTCTTTTATATTAATGTGGAAAAACCTTTAGTCAAGTGTAATTATAATAAGATTATATGGCAACTAGGCGTAAGAAACCTAAAGTGACGGAAAAGATTTTGCCCCTAGAGGAAAACAAGTATAAATTAAACTTTAAACATTTTGATTTAACAGGCAAACAAAAGGATTTTTTACATAAAGCGTTCGACGAAAAAACAAAAATAATGTTCATAGCTGGGCCAGCGGGTTCCACGAAGACGTTTATGTCGGTATACTCAGCGCTGAGGCTTTTTAATGACAACAATGATTTAGACATTTTTTATGTACGAACCATCGTGGAAAGCGCAGATAGAGGTTTGGGGCATTTGCCCGGAGATGTGGGAGAAAAATTTCATCCGTTTATGATGCCGTTAACAGATAAGATGCAAGAGATTTTATCAAGCGATCAAATTAAAATGCTTACAGACGAAAAGATTATTTCAGCCGCCCCTGTTAATTATTTAAGAGGTGCGAGTTGGTCTAACAAATTGGTTATTGCTGATGAATCTCAAAATTTTACCCTTAAAGAGCTTGTTACTCTGGTCACAAGAATTGGAAAAAATACAAAAATGTTCGTTTGTGGAGACCCTCTGCAGTCAGACATTAACGGTAAAACCGGATTTCGGACAATGTGGAAAGCCTTCAATGATAAGGATAGCGTAGACGAGGGCATTCATTGTTTTGAGTTCACCAAAGAGGATATACTTAGAAGTGAAATTCTAAAGTTTATAGTAAATAAAATTGAAAACATCCCAAAAATTAAAAATATATAAAAATGGCTAGTATATTTTGTCCTGAATGCGGAGCTAAAGCAGCTTACACCTTAAATAAACCAAAGTTCTGTCAAACTTGTGGGGAGAAATTTGAGATGGGGTCCGTGGTGGCTTCTGAAGGCGATGATGAAGAAGGTCTTGAGGCCGTTCCGGAGCTTAGAAAATTAGATTATTCTATTGAAATGGAGCACGGTAAGACTACGCTGGGCAATTTGTTTGATAGTCCTATGGCGCCAACAAATGAAAGCTCCGTCCCTACTTCGATTAAGGGTCACAAAGCACAAACAAAAAAACAGCTCCTTTCTCACTCTATAGCAGAATGCGCATCAAGGCAACAGCCGTCAGTAACTGAGGATGGATCAACGTAAAAAGTACGAAGATAAAGCAGATGTAATAGATAACGAGATACGCAAAAGATACTACAAGTGGCATTTACATGCTATTGCGTGGTTTGATTTTGATGATGTCGCTCAAATTATTCGCGCTCATATTTTTAAAAAATGGGACCAATGGGACCAGATAAGGGCCCTTGAGCCATGGGTGAATAAAATCATTTCCAATCAATTGAAAAATATTTTGCGGAACAACTATTCTAACTTCGCACGACCGTGCCTTAACTGCAAGCACAACCAGTCTAAACAGCAAGGGGATAACCAAGTTTCCGCCTTATGTTCGCTGACTCCTAGTGGGTTGCAGTCTAACGAATGTGACCTTTTCGCTAAATGGGAAAAGACTAAAAAAAATGCATACGATATTAAAATGCCTCTTTCTTTAGAGTTTCACTCTTATACCCAAAATACAGAACCCTCAGATCACCTCGACATTAGCCGAGCTACCTCAACCCTTCATCGTAAAATGATGGAAAAGCTAACTCCGAGACATTATTTTGTATATAAGATGTTGTTTATAGATGGTATAAGCGAAGACGAGGTTGCACGAATTTTAGGATACAAAAGCAACGAAAAGGGAAGAAAAGCAGGGTACAAACAAATTAAAAATTTAAAAAACCAATATAAGAATATGGCTAAAAAGATTATAGATAAGGAGGATATTTTTTATGAGTAATTACGTCCTTACAAAACAAGAAAAGGTGACTGCCATTGAGTTGTTTAAGGAGTTAGATGGGGATTTGAGCGAAGCTTGTGTGAAGTTATTTGATGACCCCAATGAAAAAGGAAGCACGATTCGTGGAAGAGCGTTAAGAAAATTTTGGGTAGAAAAAGGGTTTGAGTATCGAACGAAGGTCAAGAAGAAAACCAGCAAGTATTTTTTGCAAGACAGTGAAAAGGATTTCGTACATCGCAATTATTGCGCAGAGATGACTAAGAGGGAAGTGGCCCAATTGTTGTGGACACAGGAAACAAACCATAGAGGTTTTTACGAAAGTCCTAGGTTTATTGCTTTGTCTAATTTTATTAACAAGGAGTTTCCAAAGATTACTAATTTGCGAGATGAAATAACGGGCGATCGATATGCGCCGCCACAAATAATGAGCACGGTGATTAAAAAAGTTAACCGTATGGTTTTTAAAGAATTTGATGTAGAAAAGATAAACATACAGGATAGAAAATGCTTAGAAAGACTCTTAACCTATTTATCAGCCCCTCGTTTTCTACAGGTAATTAACGCGTATACTACTAAACAGAATCGAGAACTGTTGGAATCAGAATATGTTAGGTCTACGTGGGACAAGCCAGATTTAACAGCAGATGAACTTAATTTGTACATTAACGTATGTATGGATTATGTTAATCTAAAAGAAATCGAGCAGCAAAAACAAAAGCTTAATTTAATGTTTGATGATACTGAAGGGCAGAACGATTTAACTATGCGCTTGACAGAGATGCTGAAAACTAAATCAGAAGAATACAACCAATGCACAAATCGTATTGATAAAATGATAGCTAAGCTGAACGGTGAGCGAGCAAAGAGGGTGGCTAACCAACACGAGCGCAACGCTTCGGTATTAGCATTGGTGCATCTTTTTCAAGACGAGGAAGAGAGGCGGCTAATGATTAAAATGGCAGATATGCAAAAACAAACCGTTAAAGAAGAGGCGGATAAAATAGAAGGAATGAATGATTGGAAAGCTCGAGTTTTAGGTATAAGTAGGCAAGAAATCATATGATGGAGAGGATAGTTAAAAAAATGTTCAGGTGCGTAGAATGTAAAAAAGAATTCGAGGGGAGGGGCTCGCTGCATAAACATTTAAAGCAGCACGGACTATCTTTAGCGGAGTATTATACGCTCCATTATCCGCGAAAGAATAAGCTGACTGGAGAACCATTGCCGTTTAAAAAATTT